CCGCAATGTATTTGTTGCTAAATAAACCTGCGTAGGTATTTGGCGATACAGTTGGACCACTCAAATGGGTTTTGATAAGATTATTTTTCATTTGTGTAGTTTAGTTAAAAAGTTGGTCAAAAACTCGGTCTTTAATTGTCTTTTCACGCTTATCGCTAATGTGAAAATGTACTTTACTTGTTGTAGTTGCTTCAGGGTTGAAAGGAGTGTGTGGGGCGGGTTCGCTTGACAATCTTTCTTCCAATTCTGCGTTGTGTGCAGACAAAGCAACCTTTTCGGCTTCCAAAGCACTCAAACGGGCTTCAAACTTGGCTTCAAGTTCTTTGATTTGTGCGCTGAAATAAGATTCTTCCATTTCGGTTTTAGATTTCACGGTTTTCTTGGGCTTCATTCCCATTTCTTCCTTGATTTCTTCCTTCATGATGTCGTTTTGGGCTTCAACTTCCTCAACAACTTCTTCTTCAGTTACTTCGGCTTCTTTTTTAGCGATTTCAACGATTACACCATTTTCATCAACTTCAACGATGTTACCATCTTCCAAAGCAAATTCACCAGCGGGGGCGGGGATTTTACCATCTTCGGTTACAATGAACACCGCTTCACCAACGGCAAAGGTGTCCGCTTCAAAAATGGCTTGACCATCTTCGGTTTTTACTTGTTCCAATTCCACGGCAACGGGTTCAGCGATACCCAATTTTACCATGATGCGGTCCAAGATTGTTTCTGCGTTCATACTCATAAAACTTTATTTTTTTAGATTGTTAGATTTTTACACGATTGATGCAATCTTTTCTGTCAGGTCATTGATTTGGATGTCTGCCCTTTTCAATGTATCCTCGGCAATTTTAACAAAAGGAACATCCGATGTCGCTTCTTTGCCAACCAATTCTTTGTATGATTTTTTGAAATCTTGCAAATCGTTATACAATTTCCTGCGTGTTTCATTCATTGGTTTTAACTTTGCATTGACATCCGCTTTTAATTTTTTAACCGAATTATCATAAACACCCAAACTTTCCTTGAACATTGTATCAAGTTCCCCACTTAATTTTTTGATGTCATCGCCTGATGCCAATTCTACCTTAATTCCTTTAAGTTGCATATTATTTTGATTTTTTATATTCGGTTAAAAGTGCCACCACTTCATCAAGTAATGATGGTTGTTTACTCATCTTCATTTTGTCTGCAAAATAACCTTCAATGCTGAATCCCTTAAACTTGCCATCCTTGACATCGTTCCACACTTGGTCGTTGGTTACTTTCAAACAACCCATCCATGTGCCTACTGGATCGTTCATACCATAGATGGCAGATTTGTCCTTTTCCATATCCTCCTTTAACCAAGTTTCAACCATGCACACACCTTGTACTGACAATTCGTGTTCAACAGTGGCATTGGCTTGGTTACCTTTCATCAAGAACATTTGTGATGCCTTGCGAACTGTATCCTTAGAAAAGTAAATGTAGAATTCATCCAATTCGCCATCAATGATTTGTTTGCGGTAAATGGGCTTATCGGGAATAAGGATAGGACCCATTAGGATGCGTTTTTCTGCATCTACCTTGGCAAACTTTACTTCATGGGATTTCAACGCAACAAAATTGGATTCAATGGCGGGGGCTTCCACGATGCTTATCGCATCAATGCCACTTGCCATTTGTTGTTCATCCAATATAAGTTCAACGATACGCATTAGAAACCAATGTTTACATTTTTCAATTGCGCCATGGCCTTATCGGCACGGGCAATATCTTTTGTGAATGTGTTTACCCAATTTGAAAATGCTTTGATGGTTCTTTCATCACCCAAAACCTTTGCGGATTCAAAACCCGTTTTGGCTTGTTTCAAACCTTCCAAATTCAACTTTTTTGATTTTTCCAATCTATCCATGGCGTTTGACACTTCTTTTTGAATAACCAAAAGTGTTCCCGCTTCCATGTTCAAATTTACCAACTCATCCAACAACCCTAATTCAACTTTCATTGGGTTATTAATGTTTGATGCCATGAATTTGTGAAATGATGTTTTCATATTCTATATAACGATTTATCCTGGGAATGTTGCGTTTTGTTGGATTCTGCGGTCAAGGGCTTGTTGTGTACTCATGTCCGTTGCAACTGCATATGCCTTGATTGGCTTTTGGTTTTGTTGTGCCAATGACCTTGCAATCTGCGCTGATGGATCGGCCGAACCACCCACAATTGATACACTTGGTCCGCTTGGTGCAGATGATGATGTGTCCGTTGCACCTGGCACGGGTGTGGCCACCATTCTGCGCACATTCGCGAAACCCGTTGCCAATATCGCTGCCATGTTTATGTATCCCGCGGGTGTACCAGCACCCGCTGCCAATGCTTTGTTTGCACCCATGTAAGTATCAATGATGGCACTTGCAATTGCCAATGTTTTACCCGCTGCGGTTTCTTCGCCAACTGCACTTGCAATGGATGTTAATGCACCCGTCACGGCACTTGCCAATGCTTCTTGTTGACTGATTTTGAATTCGGTCAATGCCTTTTCATTCTGTGCAGACCATGTGGCAAATTCAACTTCTTTGGTTTTTCTGTCCGCATCGTATTGTGTTTGTGCTTCCGCCTTTTGGTTTAACACATCTTGATACGCTGCCGTTCCCTTTGTGAGTTGTGATAATTGTGCGTCAAAGTCCGCTTGTCGTCTTGCGTTCAATTCATCCAATTGGCGCATTTCTTCTTCACGCAATGCCTTTTCCGCATCCTTAACCGCTTTGAATTTTTCAAACTCGTTTTTGATTAAGTCGGCACGATCCACCGCCGCTTGTTTTTCAGCCAACAACGCTTCGTTGGTGATTTCGGTTTGTGATAACTTGGATTCGTTGATTGACTTTTGAATGTCCAATGCTTCTTTGCCCAATGATACTTCGTTGGTCAAGGTTTCAGACATCAACCCCGCATACTTTGCAGTAACACCCGTTAATTCTTGTTGCAATGCCAATACTTCATTTTGAATTTCTTTATTGTTCTTATTGACACTCAACAATAAATTATTGGCTGCAATACGGGCATTGATATTGGCGGTTTCTTTTTCTTCACCCTCCTTCAATACTCGCTGCAATTCTTTGTTTGCTGCCAATCTATCTTCGATGGTTTTGTTTTCATCGTCACGCAATTGGCGTTGCTTTTCAGCCATCAAATCGTATGTTTCAACAATCCCTTGATATTGGATTTGTAATGTTTCAAGATTCTTCTTCGCTGCAACAATGGCATCCTTGTTATCAAATGCCTTTTTGGTTGACTTGGCAATTGTACTAACGGCATTGGAAACCCCTTGAACAACATCGTTCACAACCGCCTTGATGTTTTTCATCTTCTTGGCGTTTTCTTCGGCCAATGCAATGTTTTGTTTTTGTAGGGCTTCAATTTCTGCGCCTATCTTTTTGGCTTCTTCGGTGTCGCCCGTGAATTCGTTCCAGTTCTTTCGGAGTTCCAATACGGCAATCTTGGCGGTGTTTGCCCATTCCACAAACTTGTTCAACACCCCATCAATCATGTTTTCTTTAATCCACTTCGCACCATTTTGGAATGATGTCACCAAATCACCCCACCATTTCTGCGGATCTTTGAACGCCTTACCCATCCAAACAAACAATGGTTTCAACACCTCGATTACACCATTTACCACGCCTTGCATCACAACCATGGCTTGGTTCATCAAGTCAACCACCTGTTGGTTTTCACTCAATACAGTTTTGAAGGTGTCCAACACCCCCAACAGAATACCAAAACCCAATCCCGTTTTGACTGCGTTTCCTATGGATGCCAAAGTTTTACCAAACCCTTTCAGCCCGTTCGCTGCCTTGCCGAATATACCAGGTAGACCCTTGACACTTTTGGATAAATTGTCAATGTTCTTTTCCGCCTTATCGGTATCGGCATTTACCTTAAAATTTATTTCTTCCGCCATGACTTGTATGCTCTTTTATATTGTTTTGCAACTTGCTTTAATGTTTGGTTGTATTGGTATTTCCCTTTGGCGATTTCCACCGTGTCGGAAACCCCGTACCATTCTTGTGATTGTAAAAGTTGAATTATCTGTGTTATCATTTTTTAAGTACTAAAAAGTTTGCATTGATGAAATTGATGGTGTGTAAACCCGCAGCCGCACCATACATTTTCCAAACAAAGGTGACTTCATCCGTGGGTGACAAATCCAAAACGGTATCAATTTGAATACCATGGAAATTTGAATCCGTAACCAAATAAGCGGTGGTGTTTATGCCGTTCACTTGGATGGCAAATTCCAATTCTTTGTTTCCACTCTGTGCAAAATTACAAGTGCCAATAAATTTGTATTGACCGCCATTTGTACACACATAGGTTGATGGGTTCAAAGTGAAATTGATGTTGTCAACATAACCAATTGATTCTTCTTCCTCCATTGGGATTGTTTCCCATGTCAAACCATCGGTGGATGATGCCGTCACCGTGTCCGAATACATCGTGATTTGGTTGAATTGGATGATGGATTGAATGGTGTCAACTTGCTGAACCAAACTGAACACATTGTTTTTGTTGTAGTCCGTATCTTGGTTGGTATCCAAATAATCTTGGCCGTTGAACTTGTATGAATTCATGATACCCTTTGCAACCGAATAATCCTTCAAATAGGTTTCACCAAATGGTGTTGCGGTTGGGTTGCTGAAATCGGGTTTTTGTCCAGTGCTTGTGAAGGTCAAAACATTTACATCGGGGTATGTAACCAATTCCAAGTTGGCTTGTTCGGTCAACATATCGTATTGGATTGATTGCACTTTGTAGTAATTCGATGAAATGGCGATTGTGTCGTTCAATTCAAGGTTCAACCATTCCCCCACGGGTAAGATTGCAGTCATTTTAACCACCCTTGATTGCGTTGAATACATTCGGGATAGGTATTCGTTCCAATACATCAAATACATCGTGTTTAACGGCGCATCACCACGCAATGACAATTCCAATCCAAAGGCGTTTGAATAACTTGTGGATAAAGTTGGATAGTCCGAATATGGTGTCATCAATGGCAATACATATTGGATGTTGTTGTCAAAATAGTACGGATCGCTGATTGATTGTTTGCCCCCATAGTAAAACAAGGTGTAATCTTGTTGCACTGGCTTGGCATCTTGGTCCATGAACACGGGAATGTTCAATTCCGTTTTGCGTTTCAAAACAACACCATCGGTGCAACGCCCGTATTTTTGAACATCGCTTTGAAAACGGGTGATGAAGTATCGTTTGGGTATTCTACATTTTCGGATGTGACTTGCCCAGCCATTATTTATTTCAGTTGCACAAAAGCCCCACAAGGCATTAAAGGCAACACGATAGACATGGGGGATACAATGCCACAAAAACCCATCAAGGACTTTGTGAATGGTGTTTTACAAGGGTTTAACTGCATATTAGTACCCACGGGGGAAACCACAATCGAGATTCACAACCTTCAAGATTGGTTTGAACTTGGAACAACACGAAATTGGACAAGATTTGTGGATGTAAAGGATATTCAGCACGATAAAATTCCAATCCCACGCCACATTTCGTTTACACATCAGGAATCAACTTGTTTGGCAAATGCT